TTTATGCTCATAACGCCATATGTACTTGATGAGTGAGCCTTGCAGGTAATACTTATAGCCATCATCTTGCGCAGCTTTGATTGCGTCAATGCACTCCACCTCACCATTCTTATAGTGAGGCGGGTGGTTTACCAGGTCGCTCATTAGGCTACAAGCTGCTTAATTTTAGCTATGTTTCTATTCAGCTTTGTTGCGCCTCTACCTCGCTTTGCCAGCTTCTCAGCGGCGTACCAGACAGTCGTATGGTCACGCTGCATTTCTCTTCCTATCTCCGGCAAACTCATCGTGGTCATCTCACGAGCCATATACATAGCAAGATGTCTAGCTTGGACGTATTCCCTTACTCTGCGCTTAGACAGCATCTGTATGCGGGTAACACCTGTCACCTCTATTGTTGCATTGATAATCTTATCAAAGTCAGAGGTTGTCGAAATCGGCTCCGTAGTCGTGCCGAACAGCGTTTTCAAAATTCTTACTAAAACATTCATATCCACAAAACTCCTTTTTTGCGCCATTAACTATGGCTGGTGTGGTCATCCAATCGAACTGTTTGTCGCAGAAACTGCACTTGCTCATTCTTGAACTGACAATGTTCTTAGGTTTTTTTCTCTTCCACATAGCTTCCCTTTATTGGGTCGATAGGCTGACGAACGAGGTGTGAACCGCCAGCCTATCTAGGTTAGACACTAAAACGGAATAGTGTCATCCATCTGGTTGTTTGCACCGTTGTTCGATGGTGCTGCCTTGCGGCTGCCGTCATCCTCTTCAACCACAAAGGACAAGAAGTCGTTGCCCTTCTGACTGGTTTTGTTCCAAGCAGAGATGCGGTACTTGGTGCCGTCAATCTCCATACTGCCTGTCATATCAGGACGTTTCGGGTTGTCACCCTTGTCATTCGGGAACAGTACGCCCCTCAAATTGTTGTCGTAATCAGCCATTAGCTGCTAACTCCTTCTTACGTTTTGTAAATGCACTATTGTGCTGTCCTGCCGCTGGCCCCAACCGGCTATACAGTTTTTTCAGTGATTCAACATCGGGAGCCAATGCAATCTCCTGCTCTACAGTGAGAGGTGACGCAATCTTCTTTGGTGCTGGTGTGTCTGACTTAATATTCGGAGACTCAGCCATAGCCGTTGGCGATTCCATCGGCATATCCTCACCAGCATAGATGTAGCAACCAAGGCCAAGAGCCGCGATTGCTTTTACTATACAGCGTTGTAGTGAAGCGTTAACCTCAAAGCTGTTAGGGTTCTTGATAGGCCGGTTAGCGTGGTTCAGAACAGGCATAATCTCTGTAGCTGATTCCAGAGCCGTGATGCTGTCAGCATTGTTCTCCGGCATAATCTTGATGGTGACGGTCACATACGCATTTCCATCTGCATCCATCATATAAGGCAGGTTGTTGCCGTTTACTTGAAACAGATGCTTGGTGTACTGCGCTGTCGGATAGTGCTGCTTTAAAATGCTCCAAGCCCACGCCCAAGACAAATAGGTGAATCCGTTTTTCTTCTCAACGTGCTTTGAACAATCAATAGCACTCAATGTGTTCCATACGTTAGACATTGCTCCATAACTCCTTTGCTTCACTTACGAACTGGTGGCTCCAATAGAACGGATGATTAAAGTCCGGCTCCATCAGACCTGCTAATGTTTTCGGGTCAGTGCTGACTGCCAGTAGGTTCTGGCGGGTAATGGCCTTGCGTCTGATTTCCTCAATAGCAAAGTTCAATACATCCTCAGACATCTTCTCGCAGTTATCTGGGTTGTAGATGACACCCTCAACCGATGACACATACGCAATGTTAGGTGTAGCACCAGTGGCCTTCCAATAGACTGCCGCTTGCAGGATATGCTCCCACGCTGGCTCTTTAGGTAATGATGCCTTAGTCCAGCTTCTTGTGCCGTCCTTCTTAACCATACCCTGACGCGGTGCCTTGGTCTTTATCTCAGCCAGTGACCCATCTTTGAACAGGTCAACAAAACCCATAACAGGCACCAGTACGCCATCTAGCATCAACTCGATTTTGCGCTCTTCTTGTGCGCCACTAAATAAGGGAGATAGTAAGTCGATGCCAACGCTAGAGGCGTCTGGTATTAGTTCGCGGAACTTGTCGCGCTTGTCTTGTGATGAATTAGCCGGATGGAAATCATAGCCGGTCAATGCCTCTTCTACAGCCCCATCAATATCCTGACCGTAACACACGGCTGCTTGAATAACCTGATGAACTGCTGTACCAAATGAGGCATTCTCGCCAACGATAATCTCGCGGCGTTTATCTTTTGATAGGTAAACGTAATCGAACATCCAGTTTGCCAATGGGCGATTTAACTGGCTTGGACTGAAATGGTAAACACCTACCGATTTCATCTTATTTAATAAGTCTGTCATTCCCTAACTCCTTGGGTGCCGTGATTGGCTTGATAACTTTAATTACGAAATACTGATTGACCTGTCAACAATAATTTTATACAGATTGACATATTGTTAATTTCTATTTGTAGGAGAGTTACTTGAAACTGGCAGAACATATGATGAAACGAGGGATGACACAGGCCGACCTGGCGCGTCATCTGAATGTAACAAGAGCAACTGTAAACAATTGGATATATAGGCGCACACCGCCATCCGGGCAAAAGATGATGGAAGTCTACAAGTGGTCTGGTGGCAAGGTTGGTTTGAAAGATTGGTGCGAGGAGTTTGATAATGCCTAAGAAGTGGCACAACCAATATGGATATGGCCCGAATCCAAAAGAGGAGTGGGAAAGACACGCTGAGATGTTCAAGGATTCACCTAGCTTTGAGGATGACCCAACCGCTGCATCTGCTGACACTATCGGCAGCTACAATCAAAATAGTGTAGGCGAAACCGGCATATTGAAGGGTGATGATATGGGGGATTACGGCGGCAATGGGGAGAAACCACAGTGACAAACGGACGTAGAAAAGGAGCCAATTTTGAACGTGAACTGGCTCGTATGGCTATGGATGAACTTGGCATTGATGATGTTAAGCGAGACCTAGAGCAATATAGGGCAGGCGACCACGGCGACCTGATTGGCATTGACGGTTGGACTGTCGAGGCAAAGCGTTATGCTCACGGCGTGACACACAAAGATGAATGGTGGTCACAGGTGGAACGTGCCAGTGATGCGTCTGGTACTGAGCCGGTGCTTATCTACAAATATGACCGGCATCCGGTTAGGTGCGTTGTCCGGCTGTCGAGCATTAACGCTGACTTTGCTGGCAAGGATGACTTGGCGACTATCAGCTTTGAGACTTGGTGTATGCTGGTCAGAGAAAGCTGGGCGTGATGGAATACAATCGAAAGAACAGTGCAGATTATGAGACCGAGTTTCACTTGCAGAACGAAACCGATGTTATAGAGCGTGTCTGCAATCACATCGGGGCAGACTATAAGAAGATACCATTCACCTACCGTATGGACTTTGCGGTGCATAAGTTGGTGACAAAGAAGATATGGTTTTTTGTTGAGGTAAAGGTTCGCACCTTTGAGATGAACCGATACAAGACCAGCTTTGTGAATCTGGACAAGGCCACGGCTGCTAGAGACCTAACACGCAATACCGGCATACCCTGCTATCTAGCCGTACAATGGAAAGACCGGCTTGGAACGATTGACTTTAACGAGCAATTCACTGTGGAGTATGGCGGCAGGTTCGATAGAGGCGACAGTCAGGATGACGGCATAGTCGCTCATTTTGATGTCGATAAGTTTACTATTCTGGATATTTAAGGGGAATGAAATGAGCATAAAGGCAGTTAGCTGGGCATTCGACCAGCAGATAAAAGACCCGCTGGCAAAGCTGGTACTGATAGCGGTCGCTGACCACATCAATGAAAGCACTGGTGATGCTTGGCCTAGTGTCGAGCGTCTTGAGCAGATGACCTGCGCCAGCCGCAGCACCGTCATCCGAAAACTAAAGCTGCTTGAAACTACCGGATTCTTGCAACGAACAAAGCGGTTTAACAAGACCGATTTATACAGTTTGAACTTGGTGGGTGTCACACAGACAGGTGTCACACAGACACCCCTAGAGGTGTCACACAGACACACTAACCATAATAGAACCGTTATAATAAATAATAAGGGGAAATCTAAAAAACAGCTTTTAGTGGATTGGTCGCCTGATGACGCTGATAAGCAATATGCAACCGAACTTGGCATTGACTGGAAAGAGACATTGACCGATATCACGCTCTGGAATGAGAAGAACGGTAATAAAGCCGCATACGCGTCCTGTAGAGCATTTTGGCAGGGTTGGTTGCGGAAAGAGGCCAAAGCCCGTCCAGCACGCTCAAATCGCCAGGAATCGGCATCTGAGTGTCGGACACTAACCCTAAAGCAGAAGGAGTATGCCAAGACTGCTATTGGCAAGCTGTTCGGTAAATATAAGGATGAGGGCTATAGCTATGAGATTATTGAGAAGGCGGTTCATGCTTTTATGATGACTG